GAAATTCTTTGATTTCTTTAAGAGACGAGCCAATCCATCAACAAATATAAACACGGTTTTTTCTTCGTCCTTCGACACCCATCTGGGGCAAGACGCAACCTCATTCGCCGCCATTGATTTAATCGCCTCGGCGTTCGCAAACTTGCAGGGCGATTTCTTCGTCAAATCAGACAAGAAGATATTGAAAGACTACGGTTTGCATGAACTGTTGAATAACCCAAACTACGACGAGACAAAATTTCAATTTTTCTACAACAGCGTCAAAGATTACTTCAATGGCAATGTCTACTGGTACAAGTACGACAACGACAAGGGCGAAATAGTCGCGCTTTTCCGATTGAACCCAAATGAAGTGAGAGTATCAAGAAACTTTTACAATCAGAAAACATTCATTTACAAGGGAGTTGAATACACATCTGAAAAGATTTTTCACATTCCCAGCCGCTACGGATACGATGGACTCAAGGGAAAATCCATATTTTCTCAATGCAGTCAGATATTCACCAACACAACGGAGTTGGATGTTTTCTTGAATAATTCGTTCAGCAACAGCGTCGGGAACAGGCTGGTCATAGACATCACGAAGGAATTCCCAAACGCAACGGAAGAGCAAATACAAACTCTAAGAAATAAATTTTTAAGCAACTACACCGGAATAAAAAACGCTGGAAAGCCGCTGATAAAATCAGGCAAGATTGAATACGACAAAATTGAAACCGACTACAAGGACAACAGAGCCAACCAACTCGTTGAAAACAGGCAATTCCAAGAAAAGGAAATTTCAAAGTTATTCGGCGTTCCATTGGCGTTGTTAACTGGCGGCGAGAAAGAAAAGGATTTGGAGAGCCTCTACACCTTATTCATTGAGAACGCCATCAAACCCATCGCATTGCAATTCGAGCAGAGCATAAACAAACTGATTCCAATTGGGGACAGGGGGCGAATTCAATTTGAGTATTCCTACAATAACTTGCTCAAGACTTCTTTGACGACCCGAATTGACGCTTACAGCAAGCAATTCATGAATGGATTCTTGACGACTAATGAAATCAGGCGAAAAGAAAATTTGTCTGAGGTCGAAGCTGGAGACACATTGTTTGTTCCGGCGAATTTAATGCCACTTCGCAAAGATGTCATAGACGCTTACATGGCGAGCGCGAAGCTCAAGGCTCAGCAATTATTAAACACGGACAGTCCCAACACAATTGGGAATCATTCAAATTTAGGTGATGACAAGGAGTAATGCATGATAGCTAGAATTCAAATAAGAAGAGACACAACCGCTAATTGGGCTTCATTCAATCCCGTTTTGAGTGACGGTGAATTTGGAGTGGAAACCCTAACGAACGGCGATAAAAAAATTAAAATTGGCGACGGCGTTAAAAATTGGAACGGCTTGGATTATTTTTCAGCGAGCGACGTTACTTACAGCCAATTTATGAATCACATCAACAACACCGCCGACGCTCATGGAGTGGACTCGATTAAGAACAGCATTGCCGCTGGACTCAATGGCGCAAACGCGAAGATTGACAACCACATTAGCAACACGACCAACGCTCACGGCGTGGACGTAATGAAAACGGACATCAATGAATTGGAAACAAACTTCGCCAATGTGTATCGAAATTTAACACTTCACATAAATAATAACACCTCAGCGCATGGAATAAACAACATTAAAGATAAAATTGATAGTGTTGAATCCGATTTGAATGGAAAAATTAACGCCGCTAACGGTGATTTGAGAAACCATACGGATAACAGCGTTGACGCTCATGGCGTTGATGTCATTAAATCAAATTTAACCGCAACAAACACCAATCTCACGAATCATGCAAATAACAATGAAAACGCTCACGGCATAGACGAGATAAAAACTGATTTGAACACCACGAATGGTAATTTAACAATCACAAGTAATAATCTGAGCGACCACATTGGTAACGCAGACGCTCATGGCATTGATGTTCTTAAATCGGAAGTGAATGATAAAATCAGTGGTGTGGAATCAGAATTAAATGACAAAATAAGCGATGTGGAATCAGAATTAAATGACAAAATAGATGTCATTGAAATTGATTTGACAACCGCAAACGCTAATCTTAATAATCACATTGACAATGACATTGACGCTCATGGCATTGATGGAATAAAAGTTGATTTGAATAATCACATCGGCAATGACGCAGACGCTCATGGCATTGATGGAATAAAATCCGACGTGGAAAACATTAGCGTTGAAATAACTGGATTGAGGGAAGCAATTGAAAACATCGATATAGTTTCCATAAAAGGGAGCGTTGACACTTTCGTTGATTTGCCAGACCCCTCGAATTTACTCGATGGAACCGCTTACATCGTTGAGGAAGACGAAAACTTCAATGGAGTAACGACAATTTACGCCGTTGTGAATGGCTCGTGGGAATTCATAGGAAGATTTAATATAGACTTGTCCAATTACTACACGAAAGACGAAGTTGATTATTTGTTGGATAAAAAAGCTGACAAAGCAAACACTTATACGAAAACGGAAGTGAATGATTTAATTCAAGCTAACATAGTGAATCCTTCTCTCGTCAATAGCCCTCATTTGTGGGCGGTGGGAACTGAATACAGCTTCGGTGATGGCACTTATGGAAGGAGATACACTGGAACCACCACAGGCAACGCCGCCACTAGAGTTGATAATGCATTAACGCCGAATCCTGCAATCAATAGAATTATCCAGAGCGGAGGAGAATGGAGCTATGATAATTATAATTACATGACATTGTACACTGCCATTCCTGGGTACTCCAGTGGTTTGTATAGGGGAAATCTTATTTTTTCGACATTATCCTCGTCGGCGAGAAGCAATGCTCCATTTGATATTTGGATTAGGTACACGAAGTAGAATAATGTTTAAGAAATTAAAGTCAATAAAAAACTTGCTCTTGATATGGGTTGTGTTTACGATAACCGCAATAGTTTTCACGAATAAAATTGAATGGTTGCCTTTGGTTCAAAATTTGGCGTGGGCTGTGCTTGGGTACTTCGGCGCGAATGTAGCGCAAGATAAAATATTTGCGGATAGGAAGACTATATAAATGAGGGAAACATGGAAGTAGTCTTGGAAAACGTAGAAAAAATTATAATCGCGGCTGGGCTCATCGCCAACTTCGTAATCGCCTTGAGCAAGAATAATTCCAAGTGGTTCAAACCGAAAATTGAAGTCTTAGTCAAAGAAGTTCAAAAAAACAGAAAGTTTTCTCTATTGTCTTTGATTTACTCCGAAGCTCCAATCTTGAGCAGAATGTACGCTCTGTTGGAGTACATAAAGTTGGGGTTCAATCACGAAGCCATAGAGTGGTCTGCTAATGATTTCATAATTCACAACCAACAATTGTGGTGGACTGCGGTGAATGAAACCAAAGACGAAGAAATCAAGGACGCTGAAAATTACAAGGATTGCATGAATAGAATCAAGCAATTGCTTCAAGAAAATAAAATCAACTAAATGAATAATGGAAACTTTTGGTTATGTTTATATAACTACAAATAAGCTGAATAATAAGAGATACATCGGACAACATAAATCAAAAGATTGGGATAACAAATATTTTGGAAGTGGAAAATTATTAAATTTTGCCATTCAAAAATACGGAAAAGAAAATTTCATTTGTTATCCTCTTGCTTGGGCATGGAACCAAAAAGAATTAGACGAACTGGAAATTGATTACATAGCTCATTATAAACCAGAATACAATATTGCAACAGGTGGACTTGGTGGTAGCAAAAAACCTTCAGAGGAAACTAAAAGAAAAATAAGCATAGCAAATAAAGGAAAAAAGCGCGATGAAGAAACAAAGCAAAAAATAAGCTTATTACAAAAAGGAAAGAAATTATCAGAAGAAACTAAAAATAAAATGAGAAACAAATCTCTATCCTATGAAACAAAAAAGAAAATCAGTGAAAAAAGAAAGGGAATAAAATTATCAGAATACACCAAGGACAAAATGAGAAAACCGAAAACACCTGAGCATTGTTTAGCAATAAAAAATTCATGGATTATTCGTAGAGAGAAACAACTAATTAGCAAGGAAATAGCATGAAAAATAATTTTAAAGAAAAACGAAGCATAACATTCAAAGACATTGAAGTCCGCTCCAGCGACAGCGAGGGCAAGAAGATGGTCGAGGGAATCATACCATACGACTCTCGCTCAGTTGAGATGTGGGGAACCGTTGAGGTGATTGATAAATCAGCGTTCAATAAAACACTCATGGACGGAAGCGAAATCAGAGCTCTTTGGAATCATAACGATAATTGCGTTCTTGGAAGCACTAAATCTGGGACGCTTCAATTGGAAAATTCAGACTCTGGATTGATAGCCCGCTGTGAATTGCCCAACACAACCTACGCCGCCGATTTATTTGAAATCATAAACAGAGGCGACGTTAAAACCATGTCATTCGGATTCACGCCCGTGAAGTGGGAAGACTCCAACGGTGGAAAATTGAGAACATTGAAGGAAGTTAAATTGCATGAGGTCAGCTTTGGAGTTATATTCCCAGCTTATCCTGAAACCACCTCAGTCACGCACTTGAGGAAATTGCAGGAATTGAACATCGACGCTGAGAAGTTGAATGAAGCGTTGGAAAAGGACAGCTTGGACGATAATGACAAGCTAATTGTGAAACAGACCATTGATTCTTTGAGAAATATTTTAGGTGATGGAAAAGCCGTCGAAGTTGAGCCGCCAGAAGGCACTCAGCAAAAAGTAGACACTCTTTCAAATCCAGCGGAAGACTGCTCAGGAATCCTGCTTCAGATAGAAGCTGAATTGGCTTAGTAAACTAAAAGGAAAGAAAAATGAACGAACAACTTTTAAAAATCGACATTGAGCTCAGGACTCTGAGCGACAAAATCAAAGACGGTTCAATCAAGGGCGATGAAGCGAAGTCGCAACTCGAAACTTTGAAAACTCAAAAGAGGGAACTCGAGCAGAAAATCGCTCAGGCGAACGTACCCGTTGGCGAATCGAGAACCGCAGTCGCCGACATTCAGAAAGCGTTGATTGAAAAACGCGCCATCACCCTCAGCGGAACTGGAGCGATAAATCAGATTAAGGAACTCGCCAAAGAGCTCTCAAGAAAGAAAGAAATTCTCAAGCTGGTCAGGTACTTCTACGGAGCCAATGCTTCAACCAACATTCCAGTTTGGTCTCCGACTCTCGCCACTCCGGGCAACTTCGCCGAAGGAGCGAGCGGCATTGCGAGTGATGACCAAGCGGCTCTCGGAACCAAAACAATCACCCCCTACGCTTACGTCTCGATTCTCCCAATCAGCGCGGAAGCCCTCACATTGGGAACCGTGAACTTCGACTCTGAGCTTCCCGAAATATTCGGAGACGCTTTCGCCGACGCTTTCGCCAAAGGAATCGTGAACGGTGACGGTCTTGGAAGAAACATCAACGGCTTATTCAACATCAACGAGAAGACAAAGGCAGTCTCTTGCGCCGCCGCTGGCAATCCGAAGATGGCAGACTTGGTTAATCTCGCTCTCAAAGTTAGGGATTTCACCGACGACGCGGTAATCGTTATGAACTCAGCGATTTACTCACTGATTCAATCCGATGACACGGTTGGTGTGGCTCAGCTTTACAAAGAGGAGCTCATCAGGACTAAAACCATCGAGGGAGTTCCAGTTCTCTTGACTGGTTACGCGCCATCGAGCACGGATTCTGGAGAGCCCGTCGCTGTGGCTGGCAGAATGAGCGATTACGGTTTTGGTTTGGCGAGCGAAATCACCATCGAGCCAATAAAGAAAGTTGGTGACACGAACACCTACTTCCAAGCCACCGTGTTTGGCAACGGCACGAAGATTCTTGAAAACAACTTCTTCGCGTTGGTGACGAGATAGTTTTCTTTGGAGCGCCCAAGTTTTAATTGCCATTAAAAGCCTCCTTAATTCTCACTTGGGCGCTTCATTTTTATTTTCAACTAAATACTCATGATTATTACGGCGGAGCAATTTCAAAAATACACTGGCGTTTTCAGCGACAATGTGGAATTACAGGAATCTTATCTACAATCAGCGCAAGAAATGGTGGCGGATTTTTTAGGGTACAATCCAGAGAAATCAATTTACATCAACGACGTTTTAGTCGCTGATTTGGAAATGCCAGAAGTAATTAAGATGACGATTATGAGAATAGCCGCCCTTCTGCAAACGGAGGCTGACGGAAACATTGGTGTCACCAGCAAATCATTCGGAGACAGCGGAACCAGAACCTTTTTGAACACCGTTAACTTCGACAAGTATTTAATCCAAATATCTAAATATAAACTCATCAGGATTTAAATGATAACTTCCTCTCTCGACACTCAAGCATTGGAAAACAAATTAAGAATTTTTGCCAGTGGGCTCGGAAATATATATAAAGAGCTTCTCTCCGACGTGGGCGAGAAAATGGCGGCTGAGGCTCGCTCATTGGCTCCGCGCAGAACAGGCAAGCTAGCCAATTCCATAAACTTTCAATTCATTGACGACACCACTGGAGTTCTGTCCACCAGAAAGCGAATGGGAAAATCAAACGCTTGGTACGCGCTGTTCGTCGAGAAGGGGACGAGAATTGAAGCGAAAAAAGCCGATTACCTGATGTTCAAAATAAATGGCGAATGGAAGAAAGTGAAATCGAGTGGGCAGACCGCCAAACCATTCTTTTATCCCGTCGCTGATTCGTACTTCGGTGATGGCGGCAAGGGATTCAAGGCGTTGGCTGACGCTCTTCAAAGAAAAATGGAACAAGAAATTTCCAACTAAATGAATATGAATTTTAGAGAACAACAAACAGAAATCACAGACTACCTTGAGAAAAACTTTGAGAAGTACCTTCAAGAATTCAATCTCAAGAATCCAGAGTTCGTCAATGATTTTTTGGACTTCGACAAATATAAACAATCATTCATTTGCTTCATTGACTTTGACCAAATTGATTTTCCATTCAGCAGATTCAATGACTCATGCTCTGAAACTCAGAGATTGGAAGTCGCTTTCTACTTAGTTCACAGGAACGACGCGCCAGCCAACTTGCAAACCAAAATGCTAGACGCGACCTCAGCTTTTTGCGAGATGATTTGGCAGTTCAGCGCGAGGAAGTTCTTATCGGCGAGAATAAATAAAATCAATTTCTTCAAGTACGTCGAGGGTTCAAATAACATAATGAGTTCCAAGTTCACCGTTGAATTTGAAATTGAGGCCACTAAATAACCATGAAGGGAATTGTCGTTTACGCCACTGAGCAAGCCAGAAAGAAGCACGAGGGAAGAGAGGGCGAACTCGAAAGGAAAGCGAAGAAACAATATTGTCCGAGTTGTGAGATTAAATTTCAGAGGAAAACTAATTTCATAAGTGAAGCGATAAGCGATGAAATGTTGGAGAGCAACTAACTAATTGCATATAGGAGTTTTAAATGAAAATTACTGGACAGAAAGCGCAAGTCTTCATAGACAGCTTTAAGAGCTCATCGATGGTCAATGGCAACGGAGTGAATGAAACCGCGCCGAAGCAAAAATACTTCGTCATTGAAAAGGGCGAAGGAAGTAATGTGCCGGTGGTAACTGGAACATTCTTCATCGCGCCAGAATCAGGAGCTCAACAAATCACGCTCGTCAATGGTGACAGGTTGTTCGCCATCATGGAGGAGCGATTTTGTAAAACAAATGCATCTTTTGAGTTCTCTATGGGCTCGGTAGACGTGGGCGATGATTGCGACCCTGGAGCTACGATAAGCGACGGCATTCTTTCAATTTCTGGTTCGCTCGCTGGATTGTTCCGCTACGATGACGAAACCCAAGACTTCGACAATGTTACGGACATAATCGTGAATCGTTTCTTGGACATCGTGGAGGACAAGGGAGACGGCACTTACATATTGCACCCAAGAACAGACAATCAAATTTATCTCCTGACATTATTGAACTCAGAGGGAAAAGCTGGAACGACTGAGAATTGGTTGTTCGTTCCGATAAACATCACTTCAATGAGCATTTCCCTCGGCAACGCCGACCCGCAAAATAAGGATTTGAGTTTCAGCAAGGGAGAGGGCAAACCAATCGTTTACAAGGTTCCAGTGACGGCGTAACAAAGCAAGGAGGCTAAAATGGCAATACTCAGGAGCGTTAAGCAAAAGGACAGGGAATACATCTTCAAATCATTTGGCAATGACAAGAGCGAGAATCCCGCCAAAGTAATTTTCAGCAGGTTCCCATTTCTGGACGAAGTTTTTCCATACGCGAACCAAAAAAATGTTTTGGATTCCTCCATCGTGAAAAACTTCGACAATTCCTTGAAGGCGAAGGAAAAACTCGTGGAGCACATCATCAATTCCTTGGTTGACAACATCACCGCGAATAGAATCAACTACGAATTGTTCTTGAAAGAATGCGTGGAGAGCTTCGAAAACCTCATTTTCAATGACAAGGAAATAAAGACGGTGAGGGATTTTCTCGAATTGCCACAAGAAGCGGTTCAAAGAATCGCTCAGGAGTTGTTCACCTACGCCAAGATTGAGGATGAATTCACAATCGAAGAAAAAAAAATTTAAAACTCGGGTACAAGCTCCATCTGATGGGTTACAGGAAATTGGATGGGGCTGATGTGCCAAAAAATTACAAAGCCACAACGCCATCAGACCCCTACCCCGTTTCAATCTTCAATGAAGAAAAAACAATCCCAGACAACAAAATCGGCAAGTACATAAACGGAGAATTCAATTACTACTTGAACATTTACGAAAACAATAAGCAATTCGGATTTCCATACAAGAATTGGACTGAAATGCCGCGCTGGTTGGTTTACTTGCATAAAACTTTTTTCAAGTTGGAGAACGAGTATCAGAATTACTTAATGAGCAAGGGAATCCAAACTAAATAAATACAATGGATTTGACTTTAAAAATAAACGCCGACTTTGACAAAGCCTCAAAAGCATTCAACGAATTGGCGAGTTCCTCAGAGGAAACGCGAGCTAAAATAGAAAAATTTTCCGAATCGTTCCAAACGAAAAATGTTGATTCATTCATAGACAAACAAAAGCTCTTGCAAACGAGTTTGACTGGAACCAGAGGCGAAACCGCCGCCATGAAGCAATCGGCGAATGAATATCAAAAGGAAATAGAAAGACTCATCAAGTCTGGTTTAGACCCAAACAGCGAAGCGATTAAAAAGCTGAGAGATGAACAGCAGAAATTAAAAGATAAGGTGAAGGAAACGAGCGACGTTCAACAAGCTCAAAACGATTTAATGAAAGCCGCTGAGAAAGCCGCTCTCGCTTGCTACGCCGCCATAGGCGCTGGAATCGCCGCAGTCGCCGCCATGACTCAGAAGACCGCTGAGATGGGTGACCAATTCGCCAAATCATCTCGGTTGGTTGGAATGACGGCTGAGCAATTTCAGGAGTTGGATTACGCGGCGAAGATGAGCGGAGTCAAGGACATCAACGGACATTTATTGAAGTTGAACACCACTTTGAACGATGTGAAGAACGGCACAGGCAACTTGACGAAGTACCTAAAGGATAACGACGCTCAACTGCTGACTCAAGTTCAGAGCGCGAAGAACAATGAGCAAGCGTTCATGCTCTTGATGGACGCTATAAAGAAAGCGCCCAATGAATTGGCGAAAGCGGAATTGGCGACCGCCGCGTTTGGGAAATCAGGGCAAGAAATGGTTCTGATGGCTGAGGCTGGAGCCGAGGGAATAGCGGCTCTGAGGGAGGAGGCGCAGAAGTACGGAGTAATCTCCAATGAAGCGGCGGCGAACTCGGAAGCGTTCTTGGACGCTCAAGCGAGATTGAAGGCCGCATTGACTGGAGTGAGCACTGAGCTCACCAGCAAATTATTGCCTGGCTCCACGCAAGCAATAAATAAAATCGCCGACTTCATAGCGAGCGTCGATGATTGGGAAAAAATACTGAGCGTGGTTGGCTACACACTCGCTGGAGTAACCGCTGGATTGACCGCGTTTTTAGTCGTGACCAAGGGAGCTCAGGCGATTCAAGCGATGGCGACCGCCTTCAAAGCTCTTAACGCCGCCATAGCCGCCAATCCAATAGGAGCGATAGCCGTAGTCGTAACCGCCGTTTTAATACCAGCATTGATTTACCTCGTTAAAAATTGGGACACCGTTCAGACGTACATCAGTCAGGGAATTGGGCGGTTGGAGTATTTCTTCAAAGTGTTCGCCTCTCAAATAAAGGAAAAATTCATCACCGCCGTCAATTCAGTGAAGATTGGTTTTCTGTCTCTGGCTGAAATAGTGGTGACGAACGTATTGGGCGCGGTGGCGAAATTGTTGGACGTGCTCGGCAAGATTCCTGGAGTTGGCGAAGGATTCCAAAAAGCGTCGGAAGCCGTCAGAGGTTTTTCAAACGGATTCAAGCAAGCGACGCAAGAGGCGAAGAACTCCTCAGCCGCCGCCATACAAGCCGCCAAGGATGAGCAAGACGCGACTGAGCTCGCTCTGAAAAGCAAACTGGCTAACATAGACGCTGAGGCTCAGGCGAGGCGAGACGCGCTGGAAGCGCAGAGAAAACAAGGTGGAGAGGAATTAAGGCAAAACGCCGAATTGGGAAACGCTGAAATAGCGGAAGTTCAAAGAGTTCAGGACACGAAAACTGGAATCGTCGCCAAAGCCGCGAATGAAAGAAAAGAGTTGGAGCTCTCTTCATTGAAGGACAGATTGAATGCGATAGCGTTGACTGAACAGCAAGCGCAGAATCAGCAAGTGGAAGCGGTCACGAAATTTCTGCAACAAAGAGCCTCGCTGGAGACTGATAACTTCGAGGAACGAATTTCATTCTTGGAAGAGCAAAAGCAAATTTTATTGGACATGTACTCTGAGGGAGCCAATGAAAGAGTCGCCATTGAAATCGCCGCCAATGAAGCCATTAAAAGCGCCCAAAAAGATTTAGCCGATTACGAGCAAAAACTATTGGAAGAAAGACTGTCCGTTTTTTCTGGTTTCTTCAATGGATTAGGGCAATTAATGGAAGTTGCTGGAGAGAAGAACAGGGACGCGGCCATCTTCGCCAAAGGGTTAGCGTCTGCGGAAGCGGCGATAAATTCAATGTTGGCGTTCACGAAAGCGTTAGCGTCCGTTCCGTATCCTCTCAACTTCCTCGCCGCTGGAAGCGTTTTAGCCGCTGGCATCGCGCAACAAATAAAAATATTATCCACGCCGATACCGAGCGCGGAGACTGGTGGAAGATTCATAGTTCCAAACTCATCTGGCGTTGACGGTGGTTTGTTGAGAGTGAATAAGGGCGAAGAGGTGAGCGTAACGCCGAGGGGACAAGTGGGAAATGACAGGGAGAGCTTCAACTTTAATTTCGTCTTCGATGGTCAAGTTTTCAGCAACATCATAAACAAACAAGCCAAGGCTGGAGAGCTCTACACTCTTGCTCTGGCTGGAAATTTATAAAGGAATTAGAAATGCGTATTTTATTCAATGATGTAATTCAAAACTCAGACGCGGAAGACGCGGTTAAATCTCCAATGCTGAGCGAAGTGACGAATGTTGACAGCCCAATAACAATCAATTTCAATGAGCCGAGAAGAATAAACTCCATCGGCGTTGGAAACGCGAAATTCGATGAGGTAAAAATCTACGATGGCGACAGAGCGGACGCGATTTACATTGAGGAATTGAACGGCGGCCTTGCAAATACGGCCTTCACAAATTCAATAAATGGACAAGACGCTGGTCTGGCGAATTTCACCGTTGAATTCAATGATGTGAGAAACACCGTTTTCTCTTTCAGGTACACCGCGAACGGTTTGTACGTTATGAACAAAACGATTTTAGCGTCGAGAATGACAATCCGCACCGACGCAATTCACATTGGAAGGATTGGTGCGGGAATGGGAGTTCACATCCCAACTTCAGTGCCGAAGGAACCAGCATTCCACTCCACGTCGGAGCCGAGAGTGACATTATCTGGACAAACAATTCAAGGGGCTGGCGGCTACAATTATAAATTCATTTCACTTGACAGCAGATATAAAATTGATGATTTTGCGATGAGCGAAATACAAAATGGGTTTAATTATATTGGAAGGGGTTACCCATTTTTCATAGACTTAACCGATGAATCTTATAAATTGCCATTCGATAAATTTTACGCAACTGAGAGAAATCAAGGGCAAATGAGCTTCGAGGGTGGAGTGCGCAAGTACCTGTACTCTCGGCGTTGGGAGCTCGAGGAGAGGTTTTAAATGATAAACTTCTTAGTTGAAATATCAAGGGAAAAGGACACGCAAATCGTGCCTGTTAGAACCAACAGAATTAAAAATTTTCAGATATTTGAAATCGACATCAGAGTCCCAGATGAAAACAGCTATTGGGTGACGGCATTCGGCGGCAACATGGATAATTATCGAGGAAATGATTTGGAATTGTACTACGATGGGCACTACTTGCAACACGTCAATTTGGAAAGCCTCACCTCCATTGAGTACTCAATGCACAATGACAACGGAATAATCTTGGTTAACATTCCTCTCCAATATTGGTTTTACAACACCCCTGAAACTTCGTACAGGGAATTGGAGATGTTCACGTCCTCAGTTATAAATCCGTCTGAGCCATCGAACATTCAATTGGGATTGGACATCGCGCAAACGAGATTGCAGTTGCCCAGCTTCACGGTCAAGCTGTCGGATAATTTCAACGGAGTTTCCTTGAATCAAGGATTTTCAGTCAACTTGATGAACAATGACGGCTACTTTGACGATGATGATTACTGGATTTTATTCAACACTCCGCTGAGCCTCAAGAAAAGCACAGTTGACGTTCCAACTTACAATGATTTCAAGAGGATAAGGAGCGGACTCATTGATTCCGTTTTCACGAGCTTTGACGGTTATCAAATCAACGTCGCCGATAAATTTAATTCCTTGGACAATCCAGTTTGCAAAATCATAGAAAGCAACGCATTTGCTGGATTGACCGTTGATGATTCCACCGTTGGAAAATCGTTGCCCTTGCTCTACGGCTACGGTTGGGTTAAGTTGATGAAAATTGATGACGCGCATTACTGCGCCGCTGAGAAAATAACGACGCTCTACAAATTGATTGACAAAGATGGCAATGAAATTGACGTGACTGGACGGCTAAGCAACAACGTAATAACCGTTCCAACGGACTCAAAGCCAGATTCAGCTTACATCAGAGGGCATTCAACTGATAAAATGGGCGACATCATCATTGACTTAATGACGAGGGCGAATTTGCCCTACTACTCCACTTATTGGGACATCAATGAAACAGACGGATATAAAAACAGCTCCTCTCGAGTGAATTTTCTGATAACATCTGGAAGCATAAAGAAAGCGATTCAAGATTTACTGGCGAATGACATGGCCTACCTGTTGCAGAAGCCAGATGACAGGTTCACCATCAGGAAGTACGGAGAGACTTACGGAACCCATCGCGTGTCGCCCAAAATGATAACGAAGCCGCCTGAAAAGGATTACAGCAAATCTCAAGAAAATTACTTTTCCTCATGCGTCATTGAATACGCGCCAAATAATAGCGCAAATATGAGTTCAGAGCCAAGTTTTCTTTTATTCAATGGAAATGAATATGAAGCGAAGAAGAAATACAAAAGAAATGTGCAACAATCGTTTAAAACCAATTTAAGGTATGAGAATGACGTTAGAAATTTTGGAAAACTATTGAGTGACAGGTATTCATTTCTGAAGCAAAAAATAAAATTGCCAATTGGAATTGACGCGTCGCAGATGGAATTGCTCGACACGGTGGTAATTGATTTGAGCGTGAATGGCAGGCGGTTCAGCAATAAAACAAAGTACATCATCACCGAGATAAACCCAGCGCAAGACATTTTAACTTTGGAAGAATTTTAATTCTTCGTACTAATTGTTAAATGACGGAAGTAATAAGCAATCCAGACAATGTGCCGAGCGGAGTCACCACTGGCTACCAACGACAGAATACAGTCTTGTACGCGAGCATGGTTGGCTTCACGAATATAAATTTCAGAAGCAATAAAATCGCCGCTGGAAGCATTTTTGAGTACCTTGGCAATTTAATAAAAGTAACCGCTGACGAAAGCGTGTCTAACATCGCATCAATGGGAAACAGCATGTTTTACATCTACGCTTTTTTCAATTCAAGCAACGTCGTTGAATTCAGAGCCAGCGCGGATGTGCCAGATTGGTTTGACAACTTGAATGGCCATTACAAATTGGTGAGTGGGAAGTACCAAAGAGCGATAATAAAAGCCGTCAGGAGCGCGGACAACAATGGAATAATGGGGGTTCAAATGAATAACATATTGAATAATGTGGCGAGCGTCACTCCGCCGAATTCTGGCGGAACACAAGTTTATACGAATAACGTGAGGGCGCACGAGGTGACTCATCAAAATCCAGGTTGGTACAGATTTGAAATGAAATCAGGCTCTGGGAATGGCGCTGGAACGAGCGCGACAGCTAACGCGGCTGGAGGCGGCGGAACTCCATCAACTTACAACTCCATAAGCGGAGTGTTCTATCACTTCGGCGGAGCGATTTTAGTTCACGTCGGCGGCAATGGATTCATGGGCGGCTCAGGTGGGGTCTCCACCAACAGCAGTGCTACTGGCCACGGCGGAGGCGGCGGCTCTGGTGCTGGAGAAGAATCTTACATCGTGAGCGGTTCTCAAATTTACAAAACGGAAAGAATAAGGAGCGGCGATGGCGGTGATGGAGGCAATGGCTCAAGCGTCGTTGGTTCAGGTGGCAGAGGTTCTCTGGACATGGGCGGAGCCTCGAGTAATTTCACGGCGTTGAATGGCAATGGAGAAAATGGCCGTGGCCAATTATTCAGCAATGATAATTCAATAAAGGTATTTCCAGCCGCTGGAGGGGCTGGAGGCAACGGAGGCGGCGCAGGTGTCGCCTCCGCGATAAATGGAAGCACCGCCGCAATCGCCGCGAGAGGAGGCAGTGGGGTGCTGGGATACGGCGCGGGTGGTGGAGGCTCCTCATACACATCGGCGAGCTCGGGCTCGCAGTACTCTGGCCCAGGCGGAGGCGGAGGCGGCGCACCAGGTTGGAATCGTTCATTGGGAGATTCAGCCGCTGGTTACGTTAATATTTTCTTCTTGGGGCAATAGGAGGTGACGAATGAAATTAATGTTCAACAAACAAACCTTTGAGAGTCATTGGTTTTACGATGATGATGAGATTGGCGATGATTACACCGAAAAGACACCGCGACACGCGAATCAAGTTTTCAATGAGGAAACGAATGAGTGGGAAGATAAAATAGCGATTCAGAGCGGCGAAACGGAATAGCCGATGAATTCAGCCCTCATTTTGAAAAATGTTGGTTAAATTTTTGAATTTTTTAAAATATCTCATGGCGCGTAACGCTCGCCGATGAAAATTCTCATTCTGGAGGCTCCCAGAGAGCCCAGAATTGAACCCAGAAGAGAAAACCAACGCCAAACCCAACCGCTTGAAACCAATTCAATGCGGACAAACCTCGAACAGAAATAATTCATCGAAAATTTTCTCTAAAAAAGTTTTAAAAAAGAGTGTACGGACTCTCGGCGGTTTTATAAAATAAAATCAATAATGCGTTATGCGAAATTATTTGCGCGTAACGCAAAACTTTCAAGGAGAAGAAAAATGGAAAGCACTGAGAAGAAAAAACCAATCGTGAAATTGATTGGTGAAGACGGCAACGTGTTCAATCTCATGGGCATTTGCTCAAGAGCATTGAAGAAAGCTGGACAGGGAGAGGAAGCCAAGGAGTTGGTGACGAAAATCACGACGACTGCTAAATCCTACCATGAGGCACTCGCAATGATGATGGATTATTGCGACGTGGAGTAATTTGCGAGGGGAGCAAATCGCTCCCCTTATTTTAAGGAGAAAGAAAATGACAATGAAAAAATTAAGCGAAATTGTTTTGGTGCTTCAATCGGTGACGAACAACAAAAACAGGCCAGTAGTAATGGACGATGTGATTGATTTAATCAAGTGCGCGTACGCTGAGGGCGTTGAAAAGAAAGACTCTCGGTGGCTCATCTCAGCGCTCGAGAATGCGAAGGTGGTGACAAAATGAATAAAACAAACGCAACGGTATTTAAGTTCGAAGACAACTACGCAATCGTAGTTTTTTATTCAGGTGGCGACTTCGATGTTTGCGATGATAACGGAGTTGAATACCTCGACACATTTGAGGATTTAGAGAGGTGTCGCCCTGAATACGCAAAAGCCATCGACGAGTTTTTGAAAGGAGAAGGAAAATGAACAATTTAAATTCAGTTTTAATCGAAGGAACCGCGACGATGAGCGCGAAGTTTGAGAGCGAATCCGTTTGCAGATTCACAATTTGCTCGAATCGCTTCTTGAACGTCGGCGGAAGCATTGAGAACGAACAAACGCCAATCACCATCGAGGCGCATGGAAAGCTCGCTGAGAGTTGCAAAATTCACATTCACAAGGGGCGCGGAGTGAGAGCGGTTGGAAGACTCAAGCAAATTTCAATTTACTACTCGGAGCACAAGATTTTCATTCCGCGCTTAATCGTCGAAGCCGAGCACGTTGAGTTCCGTCCAGACTTCAAAGTGGACGAGGAAAGCGAGAAGGAATATTCACCCAACAGCGCGATGACTGAGCCATTCATTGAGGACGATGAAAATGCCAAACAGTAAAGAAGAATTCATAAAAATTCTTGAGGGCATTAAACCGTCAAAAAGCACTCATGAGATTTTTTCCGATTGGCTGATTATGACCGCCGCCGCGCTCTACTCGTGGAAAAAAGACGATGGTGTGGAAAATGAATACAAAGAAATCGCAAAGCATTACTCAAGCGAAGAACTGAGAAAGCACCAGCAATTATTTGAGATAACCATAAATGCGCTCGAGGAAAAGGCGCGGGATTTTTTAGGTGATATATTCACAACCGCCAACTTGACCAATTCAAAAACGGCGCAATTTTTCACGCCCTATCATGTGTCACAAATGATGGCTGAAATGATAATTGGCGGCGATGAATTTCCTAAAAGCAAAATTTGTAAAGTTTGCGACCCTTGTTGCGGAGCGGGCGGGTTGTTAATCGCTGGCGCGATGGCAATGAAAGAGCGCGGATTCAATTATCAGCGAAACGCGTTCTTCGTTGGAACTGACATTGACGCTAGGTGCGCCAGAATGACATTCATTCAACTCAGTTTGTTGGGCGCACCAGCGGTAATCATCTGCGGAAATTCTTTGTCCAATGAAATATTTTGGGAGAGGGAAACAATTGGTTACTACTTGGCAGGAATGAACTTCCGATTGCGGAGTTCAAGAGAAATGGAAGAAATTAAAATAAATCCCTCGAGCAATTGCGCTCAAGGAGAATTATTTTGATAACCGCTTCGCATGAAGCGGCAAATTATTTTTAGGAGGCCACAAAATGGCAAAGGCAGAGACACAGAAAAACAAAATCGAAAAAGGAGGTGCGAGGTTTTTTGATAAAACCGAAATGCGTTGGATTTGCAAAGACAAAAATCTTTCTTTGTGCAAATCCATCAAAGATTTCGTCATCGGCGATTCGAGCGTTGAAAAGTTCGTTTTCACCGATTGGAAGCTCTCCTCGAAAACCATTGCGAAGGATGGGAAGAAAATTGAGCGTCAATTGTTCGTTTTATTCACCCTCGCGGATGGAAATTTCGTTTTGCTGAAGCGCAGTAACGAATTGCGCTGACCTTCATGGGGCTGTTCAGGAGTCGCTTCTTGGACAGCCCCAATTCATTGGAGCGAAAATGACTTATCAGATAATTTCAACCAGAAAATTGCGAAAGAAAATAAAAATTAAAAGACCAATAGACATTTGGAACTTCACGAAGAGGTACGCCAAGTCGAGCCAAGAATTATTCATTGTATTAACGCTGGACGGAGCGCATGAAATCATCGGCGTTTACATATCGACGATTGGACTCGCGAATAAAACAATGGCGCACCCTCGCGAGGTTTTCAAGCACGCGATAAGGGACAACGCAGTGGCGGTGGTCATCGCGCACAACCACCCATCGGGAGAATTATTTCCCTCACTTGAAGATTCAGAACTCACGGACAGAATAATAAAAGCTGGAAACATATTGGGAATACACGTCATAGACCATTTAATAATAACCAAAAAAAGCTACTACAGTTTCAGAGAGGGCGGCCACAACTTTTCAAATATTATCCTTTGAGAGCCAACAAAAACTCATCGAGCATTTGCTTCAAATCACCCTTGATTTCAAATCGCAGTCGCTCCAGTTCCTCATTTGGAGAGATTGAATCAATGAATAATTCATGGGGCTTCACCTTCAGGGCGGCGGCGATTCGCTCCACCAATTCCAAGGTTGGGTAATTTCTGGAGAGCTCAATCATTCCTATGTGATGAGTGGACACGCCAACCTTCTCGGCCAGTTGAGCTTGCGTCAATCCGCATTTTCGGCGGTGCTTCTTCAAATTTTGAACTAGGATTTTTTGGAGGTGCGCCATTTTTCCACTTGTTAGGCAATTGTAAGCCGTTTACGGGGGTTGACAAACTATGCCTGACGTACATTATAATTACCATAGGCATAGTATTTATTGCCTTATTTGGATTTGCGCGGTGGGCGTTAAGGAGAAAAACCAAAACCGCGTGAATTTTACTCATGACGAACTATTTTATTCATGAATAATATAATTAAGGAGTGTTCAATGAAAAAAGCGTTCAAAGTTTTAGCATTGATTTTGGCGATTGGGTTCTCATTGGCGGCTTGCGGAGGCGATGACGGCGGAGCGACCACCGTATCCGTTACGGGCGT